AGTAGTGTACTCCACACTAAAAACTTGCGATTGCTGATTTTTGCTGACTTGTGAAGGAAATTTATTCAATGATTGAATTAGAATTCAATGATGTCGCTGCTAACACCAGCAGTACTTTTGACCCAGAGGTTGCATACATTAACTTTAAGCGTATCTACACCACTGGGCTTAGTTATGACCACATTCGAATCTTCTACATTAAAGGACGCGAGATTAAAACTAGTCTCGCAAAGAGAAGTGAGTGGGAGGTTACGCTTAACCTTGGGGGCTGGAAGGTTACTGTATTTAATACAAATTTTCCTGGAAACAGGAACAGTCCAGTTCCAGACGATGGTCTTACCCTCCACAGACTCAGTGGATTCCTTGCCAGGTACCTACTTGAGAAGATTCTGAAGGTGAGTGATCCAGAAAAGCTGATAATAAAGTCAAAAATTATAAACCCATTGGCAGAGAAAAATGGGATTACCTGGGCTGATGGAGAGGAGGTTTATCTCTCATTCTTCCCAGGATCTGAAATGTTCTTAGGAACTTTCAGATTTTACCCGCTAGCAATTGGCATATATAAAGTACAGAGGAAGGAGATGGAACCTAAGTACCTAGAAAAAACAATGCGTCAGAGATATATGGGTCTAGAAGCCTCAACCTGGACAGTAAGCAAGCTGAACGAGGTGCAGTCTGCATTGACAGTAGTTTCAGGTCTTGGTTGGAAAAAGACAAACGTTAGCAGTGCAGCTAGAGAGTTCCTAGCTAGATTTGGAATTAATATGTAAAAAATATCCTTTAATTTAAATCTGATGAAATTATTTTGATATCAATCTGGCTAAAAGAGTCTTAGGACTCAAACAAAGACAGCATCTTGGGTGGGTGGTTGGGGACAGAAATACTGCAGCACATTTTTCTTGAAGCATTGCAGTTCTTTTAAGTTTTAG